GCCTCCCACACCCCGATCAGCAGCCAGATCGGGATGAAGAGCCCCAAAGTGAACACGCTGAACAGGCACCCAAGAGTATTCGAGAACGACGGACGTTCATGAAGGGTCTTTCTCTCGCAGAACTTGCAGTGGCGGCGACTCTGTAACTGTGGCATCGCGTCGAGCCCAGAAGGGGGGTGGTCTCAGTCCTGGCGATCGAGCGGTCGCGTTTGTGAACCGCCTGACGCACACGGGGGATTTCGCAGGCCAGCCTTTCGATCTTCGCACGTGGCAGGCCGAGATTCTCCGCAAGGTCTTCGGCACGATCCGCCCTGATGGCTTGCGGCAGTATCGCAAGGTCTTCATGGCGCTGCCCCGGAAGCAGGGCAAGACCGAACTTGCGGCAGCCGTCCTGCTCTACCTGCTCCTCGGCACCGGCAAGCGTGACCAGCGAATCTACTCGGCATCCGGCGACCGTGCCCAGGCGTCCCTGATCTTCCGCGCGGCGGCGTCGATGATCCGCAACGACCCGACGCTGGACAGTCTGTGCCACGTGTACGACGGCTACAAGCGGATCGTCTACGAACCCTCCGACAACACCTACGAGGCCCTGTCGAGCGAGGCCTACAGCAAGCACGGCCTCGGCCCCTCGGCGGTTCTGTTCGACGAGGTGCATGTTCTCCCGGATCGCGAGTTTCACGATGTCCTGACGACCGGCTACGGGGCGCGGCTCGAACCGTTGACCCTGTATATCACCACGGCGGGATATGACCGAACAAGCCTCTGCTGGGAGATGTGGGACCACGCCCGCAAGGTGCGGGACAAAGTGGTGGACGACCCCAAGTTCCTGCCGATCCTCTACGAGGCCGCACCCGAAGAGGACTGGCGGGACGAGGCGGTCTGGCGACGGGTCATGCCGGCCCTGGGCGACTTCTGTTCGCTGGAGTTCATACGCGACGAGTGCCTTAAAGCCCAGCACATACCCAGTTACCAGAACACATTCCGACAGCTCTACCTCAACCAATGGACCGAGCAGGCAACCCGGTGGCTCTCTCAGGAGCGATGGGCGGCTTGCGGGACGCTGGACGACACCGCCTTCGATGGCCGGCCGTGCTACGCGGGGCTCGACCTGGGCGTCACCGGCGACATGTCGGCGATGGGTCTGGTCTTCCCGAACGACCTCGGCGGCTACGACCTGACGGCCCGGTTCTGGGTGCCCGAGGAGGGGCGCTGGCGCGACGAACCGCGCAACTTCGAGCTGTACCGCAACTGGCACGATGCCGGATGGCTGACGTTCACCCCCGGCCAGACGATCGACCAGTACCAGGTCGAACGCGACATCGCCGAGCAGAACCGCCGCACGCCGTTCCGGGCGCTGTTTGCCGACCGGGCCTATGCTGGCCTGCTACTGAGCCGGCTGCTCAACGACTACGGAATGCCGGTCAAGGGAATCGCCCAGGGACCGCTGACGCTCAACGAGGCGATGGTGCGATTCGAGGCCCTGATGCTCGACCGCAAGCTGAGGCACGACCGCAACCCGGTCCTCGGCTGGAACGTGGCCAACGCCACGATGAGGAAGAACACGACCGGCCTGATGTATCTGGACAAGAGCCTGCCGACGAACCGGATTGACGGACTGGCGGCCATCATCAATGCGATGGTCGCCGCCGGCGCCGAGTCGGCCGAGTGCCCTTACACGCAAGAGCGAGGGGTGATCGCGATATGACGGTGACGACGGCGGACATTACCCCGACGATCCTGATCTCCTGCTATACCACGGCGGACTGAGTGGCCACCACCAAAACAGGCTTCGCGCGGGTCACGACCAGCGGGTCGACCATCAGCCTGATCGCCGTCGATGCCGGACGGATCGACTCGGTGAACAGTGCGCTCGGCGGCACCCGGCTCGACTCGCTTCTGGTCAACCTGGCGGTCGCCACCTACGCGAAAAACGGGGCGGTGCGGATCACGTTCAGCGGCACGACGCCCAAGACCCTGGACCTGACCGACACCACGACCATCGCGCAGAGCTACGCGGGCGACACCGCGTTCGCGAGCTTCACTCAGCTGCACTTTTACAACGACGGCGCTCAGTCGATCAAGGTCGCGATCGGAGCGACCAACGGTGCATCCCTGCCGCTGGGGGCGTCGCCAGGTGGTACGGACACCCCCTATTTGACCATCGCGGCTGGTGCTCACCACGTGCTCACGTTTGCGTCCGCGGTGACCGTGGACGGGACGCACAAGACGATGGATCTGACTCCGGTTTCAGGGGGTTCGCTCATCTTGCTCGTGGGTGGCGCGTGACCTGGCTCGATCGCATCTCGGCCGCATGGCGGGCGCTGCGGGAGTCGCGCGCTGTCAGCGTCTGGTCAAACCAGCTGTCGTGGGGCGGTCTGGTCTCGGCGGGCCAGATGTCCAATGCGGGCATCCTGATCTCGCCCGATCGCGCCCTGTCTCTGGCAGCCTACTACGCGGCAATCAACCGTATTGCCACCGACGTGTCCTCGCTTCCCCTGCGCGTCTACAGGCGACGCCGTCAGGGGGGCCGCGATGAGATCGTCGATCACCCGGTCGCCGAACTGCTGGGCACCTCGCCCGACGGCGAGACGACCTCGATGCGGTGGCGGCAGGCGCTGATCGGGCACATCCTCGGTTGGGGCAACGGCTACGCCGAGATCACGTTCGACGCGGCAGGCTACCCGACCGGTCTCTACCTGCTCGACCCGTCCACGACGATCCCGGACCGCGTGGCGCAGAACAAGCGGCTGTATTACCGCCTGGGCGGCATGGAGGGCAAGGCGACCCTGCCGCCGTCGCGCGTGCTGCACTGTGCCGGGTTCGGCTTCGATGGCCTGCGTGGCTACAGCGTCGCCCGGCTCGCGTCCGAGGCGATCGGCCTGGGGATCGCGGCCGAGCGGTTCGGCGGCTCGTTCTTCGGCAACTCGGTCAAGCCGAGCGGCTGGCTCGAACTGCCCTACCGGCTGCAAAACGATGAGGCCGTGAAGCGGCTGTCAATGACCTGGCACGCCAATTACGGCGGGGTCGACAACACTGGCAAGGTGCCGATCCTCGAAGGGGGTGCCAAGTTCCATCCCACGAGCATCCCGCCCGACGATGCCCAGTTTCTTCAGACCCGGCAGTTCCAGGTCATTGAGATCGCCCGCCTGTTCGGCATTCCGCCCCACAAGATCGGGGATTACTCCAGCACGGGATCGGCCTACCGGGCACTCGAAGAGGCGAACACCGACTACCAGCTCACGACGATCGCCCCGTGGTGCCGCGCGATCGAGGAAGAGTTGAACCGCAAGCTGCTCACCACCGACGAACGCAAAGCCGGGTTCTACATCGAGCACAACCAGGCACAGATCGCCCGGGGCAACATGAGCACCCGCGGTGAGTTCTACTCCAAGCTCGCCTCGCTGGGCGTCCTGAGCCCGAACGATATCGCGGCACTCGAAGGGTTCAATCCGATTGGGGACGACGGCGACAGGCGGTTCGTCTCGACCGCGCTGGTCCCGCTCGACCAGCCGACCGAGCGCCAACCTGCCGCGAGCCCGCCCGACGTGGGACCGACCCCGGACGGCAAGGAGGCACCGGCCCCGCCGCCCGAGTCGATCAACGACGACAGCCGCCACAAGACCAACGGCCACACGAATCGAATCCAAGAGGTGCTCGCATGAACCCGGACATCATCCAGGCACTCAACGCGAGCCTTGCGGCGCATCTGACCGCGATCGAGACCTACGCCGACCTCGCCGCCTGCCACGATCGGGCGGGGCTCACGAAGCTCGCCAGCCACTGGCGTGACGAGGCGACCGAGGAGCGAGAGCACCTCGATCGGATTCTGAAGCGGCTCGAGTTCTTCGACGCCGAGGAGGACTTCACCCACGCTGCGCCCGGGGAGGCTGACGAGGATCCGGCCGCGACCCTGGACATGGTCCTCGCGATGGAGCGATCCGCCGCCGCGATCGAACGTGCGGGCATCCTGACGGCTCGCGAGGCGGGCGACGAGGGCACGGCCGACGTGTTCCGCGAGAACCTCAAGGGCTCCGAGTCCGCGATCTACGAACTGATGGCCTGGCAACGCGCCATCGCGATCATGGGCCGCGAGAACTGGCTCGCGAATCAGACCTGAGGCCATGTCCGAACCCAAAGGCATCCGCCGCGTGACCATCACGCGGCAGCAATTCGAGCGACTGCTGGGCGTGGTCCGCCTGGTCAACGGCGACTCGGCCATGCCTGACGACCTTCGGCTGGTCACGCTGAACTTCGACATGACCACGCAGACCGTCGAGATGTTCGTCGAAAGCGGCCACTTCGCGCCGTTGCCCGAAGGCTGCGCTGCGACTACCACCTACTTCCCCCGCTTCGGCTGAGGCCCCTCCCATGAGCTTCCGCGAACACCTGGCGCGGCTCGCCAAGGAGCCGGCCCCGATCGCCGACCGCCGCGATTCGCTCCAGGCGACCCCGTCCGCTCCGCGCGGCGAGCGACGGCGGATCGCCGAGAAACCGACGATTTGCTACCGCGAGCAGGGCGAAAAGCGGATTCCGCAGATCGTGGGCCATGCGGCCGTGTTCAACCAGTGGGCCGTGATCTGGGAAGACCGCTACGGCGAGATGCGCGAAATCATCCGCCCTGGCGCCTTCGCCCGCGCGAACCGCGAAAAGCAGGACGTGCGATCGCTCTTCAACCACGACAGCAACTTCGTCCTGGGCCGCAGCAAGAGCGGCACGCTTCGGCTCACCGAGGACGGCGTGGGGCTGGCCACGATCACCGACGCACCCACGACGCCCACCATCCGCGATCTTGTGATCGCCCCGATCGAGCGAGGCGATATCGACGGAATGAGCTTCGCCTTCGCCGCGACACGGGCCGACAAGGTGACGACGGTCGAGAAAAAGGATGGAACCGTGATCATGGATCGGGGCGGCGACCGCATCACGATCCGCTGGGACAAGGATGATCGCGAAATCATTGAACGCGAAGTGATCGACGTCGACCTGTTCGACGTGTCGGTCGTCACCTATCCCGCCTACGAGGGGACCGATCTGGCCCTGCGTGCCATCGGATCCCAGGACGTGGAACCGCTCGTGAAGGAGCTGCGATCGGCCGTGCGCCGGCCGTCGCCGATTCGCGAGGCATACCGCCGCAAGCTGACCGTGTTCGGGTTCCCCCCGACGGCTGCGGCTCCATCAGGTCCGGCCGACTGAGGCCGCTTTGGGGGTCATGGCATCATGACTAGCCAGGAACTTCGGCGCAAGGCGGCCGAGGCCCGTGAAGACGCGGCCAACGTCGTTTCTCTGGCCGAGAAGGAAAACCGCGAACTCACCGAGGACGAGCAGGGCATTGTCGATGCCAAGCTCGTCGAGGGCGAGAGCTTCGAGAAGCGTGCCGATCAGGTCGAGCGCGTCTTCAGTCATCTTCAGAAGTCGCGGCAGCAGGGCGACACCCGCACGGGTGAGCCGATCGACAACCGGGGCCGCACCCGCGACGAGCAGGACCACGCCTACCAGGGACGGATCGACGGCGGCGAGAGCGAGGCCGACCGCCGCCGGTCCTTCAGCGACTGGCTCACGTGCATCGAGGACGTGAGCAACCGTCAAACGCATCGCGACCGGTTCGAGGAGGCCCACGACCTCCTCAAGAACCTCTACCGGTCGTCGTTCCGCGAGTGGAAGAACAGCCGTGATCCGGACATCCGCCGGCACAACACCGAGGCCCGTAACCTGACCATGTCGTCGGGGACGGCCGGCGGCTACCTGATGCCGGAGGACTTCTACAAGCGGCTCATGCAGGTGGCGGCTCCGCAGTCGCTGGTTCGGCCGCGTGCGACCGTCATCCCGATGGCCGCCGAGACCATCAAGATCCCGTCGCTCGACCAGACGACGGCTCAGTCGGCCGGCAACCCGCCCTACTTCGGCGGCGTCGTGCTGACGTGGTCGGGCGAATCGGCCACGATCACCAGCACCGAGCCGGGCTTCCGCCAGACCACGTTGACTCTCAACGAGGTCACCGGTTACACCCCGGTTGGCCGCACCCTGCTCCAGAAGTCGGCGATCAGCCTTGAGCCGCTGATCTACCAGCTGTTCGGCGGGGCCGTGGCCTATGCCGAAGACTACGCTTTTCTGCGCGGAAACGGCATCGGCAAGCCGATCGGCGTGCTGACTGCTCCGTGCCGCATCATCACGGCGGCCGCTCGTGGCTCGGCGACGGCGATCAGCTTCGCCAACGCGACCAACGTCTGGACCCGGGTGCTCGTCGAGAGCCGTGGGGCGGGCGAATGGTTCGTATCGCAGTCGTCCGAGGCGGCCGTGCTCCAGATGACCGGCAGCGCCAACGGCGTCTTCTACCCGAGCGGCGTCTACCTCGGCGGGGCTGACCAGCAGATCGCCAACGCGGGCGCGGCCGGCGTCATGTTGTACATGCGTCCGGTCCGGATCACGCCCAAGCTCCCCGCCATCAATACCGACGGCGACTTCAATTTCTTCGACTTCTCGAAGTACCTGATCGCCGACGGTGGGCCGCCCGAGGTCGCATCGAGCGACGACTACCTGTTCCGCACCAACGAGCGGGCCTTCCGGATCGTGCATCGCGTCGGCGGGGCCCCCTGGCTCAACAACGCGATCACGCTGGAAGACGGCACCACGACCGTCTCCCCGTTCGTCTCGCTCAAGATCCAGTAACGGGCGGCGTCCCCGCTCACATCCTCACTCTTCGATAAGGGGGCCAACCTCCCATGCGGACGCAGAACTTCACCCAGGACGTCGCTCTTGTGGCGATCGTCGGCGGCTCGCCCACGCGGGCCGCGTCCAGCTACGGCGATGCCACGATCATCGACGGTTACATCTACGATCGGCTGGCCGCCCTGCTCGACGTGGGCATCCTCGCGGGCACGGGCACAGTCAACCTCAAGTGGCAGCACTGCTCGGCGTCGGCCAGCGACGATTCAGCCTGGGCCAACGTCCAGGCCACCTCGTGCATCACGTCGACCTACGCGAGCACCAGCAACAGCAAGCAGGAGTGGCTCGAGCTGCGGCTTGACCAGCCGAACTCGGCCAACTCGGCCGCGCCTGTTCAACGCTATCTCCGCCCGCTCATCACCGTTGCCAACTCCTCGTGGACTGGCTCGGCGATTGTGCTGGGCCGCCCGAAGTACGCTCCGGCGAAGGACGTGGACGCCAGTTCCGTCGCCGCCATCACCGTCTATTGATCGCGGGTTCGTTACGCCGGGCGGGGCGGTCGGCCGATGGCCGCCCCGTCTTTTTTTTACCCCCTTGATCGAGGCATCGCTTGATCGGTCTTCGGCTCACGATCGGGATCCCCACGCGAGGCGGACGCATCGAACTGCTCGCCACGGCGATCGACTCGGCGCTGGCCCAGCAGACCCCGGCCCGGGTGCTCGTCTGCAACCAGGGCTCCGAGGCGGTCGCTGAACTGGTCTCGGCCTACGCCGACAATCCGCTTGTGCGGATGGTCCACTCGCCCGCCGAGAACCTCTGGCAGAACTGGGCCTTCGCCGCCGAGAGCTGCGACACCGAGCTTTTCGCCTGGCTCCAGGACGATGACGTGGTGGCCCCCCACTTCACCAAGCGAATCCAGCAGTGCTTCGACGCCGTGCCCGACGCGCAGACCTACCTGGCCCGGTTGGGCGTCTCCTACGACGGCAAGACGTCGATCCCCGGCCACGGCACCGGCCCGACCCTGCCGATGGATTTGTTCCGCGGTCGACCGACCACGATGGCCCCGGTCCTGATGGCGGCGGGAGCCTACTACACGAGCCACGCCCTGAGCCCGGCCGTTGCCTTCCGGGTCAACCCCAGGGCCATCGAGTGTGTCCGCAACGTGCCGCAGAACGCCGACCTGTTCGCCGAACGGATCATCCTGGCTGAACTCGCCCGGCTTGGCGGGGCCGTGATCGACCCGGCCATTGTCGGGTACTGGGTCCACCACGAGGGCAACGAGAGCACCCGCCAGAACCGGGCCAACGACGGGCCGCGTCAGTATCGCGTCATGTGCCAGCATATTGACCCGATCGTCAGCGACTTCCGCAACTGGCGGGAGACCCTGCGGAGCTTCGCCCACATGGCCGGACACCAGGTTGCCTCCCAGTGGCTGACCCACGCCAGCCAGTTCCGCGCCGACTCGGCCAACGTCGAGCAAGCCTGTCAGATCGTCGAAACGCTCTACCCCGGCATTGCCGCGAAGCCCGAAGCTCAGGCGGCCAGTGAGCGGCAGGCCACGCCCGAGACCGCGACGAACCGGCGGGCGCGACGGGCCGAGAAGGCGGTCTCGCGCTCGTGAACCTCCCCCGCGTCACATTCCCGGGGAAGTTCACGCTCGTCACCGACGCGACGGTTGCCGTTTCGTGCACGACCACGAGCGGCAGCACGACCGTCACGATGGCCGACACCACGGCGATCAACGGAGCGGTGGGCGTCAGCGGCACCGGGATCGCGGCGGGCACGTACGTCTCGACCGTGGCCAGCGCCACCACGATCACACTGACTCAGGCGGCGACCGCCAGCGGCACAGCCACGCTCACGTTTGCCCTCGAACCGGTCACGCTGGCTGAGGCCAAGCTGCACCTTCGCGTGACGACGACAGCCGAGGACGGCTACATCGCCAACCTGATCACGGCCGCAAGACGCCGGGCCGAATCACACCTGGACCGGTCGTTCCTCACGAAAACCTGGGATTACACGCTCGAAACCTTTCCGGTCGTGATCAGCGACACCGGCCTGTGGATGCGAGTGCAAAACGTCATCGTGATCCCCAAGGCACCATTGATCGCGGTGACCACGCTCAGCTACGTCGACCTCAATGCGACGACACAGACGCTCGTGCAGGGCACTGACTACTCGGTCCGCACGGGTGATCCCGGTGCCGTCTATCCCTACCCGCTCACCCGCGTCTGGCCCTACACGCGATACCAGCTCGACGCCGTGACGATCCGGTTCACCGCCGGGTACGGCTCGCTCGCCACCAGCACGCCCGCAACGATCAAGCAGGCAATCCTCATGATCGTCGGCCACCTCTACCGCAACCGCGAGGACGTGACCGACTATACGGCCGTTGTGATCCCACGCGGGGCTGACTACCTGCTCGACTCCGAGTCCTGGGGTTCGCGCGTCTGAGATGCCGCCCAACTTCGCGCCCAACGCAGGGACATACAACGCCCTGCTGACCTACCAGTCGGTCACCTACGAGGCTGACGCAGTGGGTCAGATGCAGCCGACCTACGCCACGCACTCGCAGCACTGGTGCAACGTCCGCACGCCCAGCGGACGCGAATCGCTCGCCGCGCAGCAGATGCGGGCGAGCGTCAGTCACGTAATCGAGTGCCATTACCCCGGCTACGCATTCGACCCCGACGCTCGCCTGATCGACGGCAGCAAGACCTACAACGTCGTCGCGTCGCTCGACCCCGAAACACGCGGCCGGGTGCTCTACACCTACGTCATCGAAGTCGTTCAGCCCACCGACACCAGTACGAGCACGCTCTAAGGGTTATCCGTGGCTGTCTCCCAATTCGTCGACAATTTCGCCTGCCTGCTCGGCGCAGCGTACAACACCGGGTCCGGAAGCGTCACGCTCCAGACGGGGTATGGCGCCACGTTGGCCAGCAGGTTGACGCAAATCGGGTCGGCCGGGATCAGTGTCGACTCGCCCCTGCGTTTCACCCTGATTGAACAATCAGCCAACGGGGTCATTTCGCCGACCACCAAGTTCGCGATCTATCTTGCCACGTCGCTCTCGGGCGACGTGCTGTCTGGTGTCACGGTCGCAGAGGGAACCACCGATCAGCAGTTTGCCATAAACGATGTGTTCGCTGTTTTGTGGACGGCGGGAGGCCAAAAAGAACTGGCCGACATCGCGAGAACATCCCCGACCGATGCTTCGGTGGTCCACAAAACCGGCGATGAAACGATCGCCGGAACGAAGACATTTTCGACCACGATCGTCGGCTCGATCAGCGGCAATGCGGCCACGGTCACCAACGGGGTTTACACAAGCGGCAGTTACGCCAACCCATCCTGGATTGCCTCGCTCGCTGGCTCGAAGATCAGCGGAGACATCACGGGCAACTCGGCCAACGTCTCCGGGACCATCGCGATCGCCAACGGCGGAACCGGCCAGACGACAGCCGCGACCGCGATCAACGCCCTCGCACCAAGCCAGACGGGCAACTCGGGCAAGTACCTCACGACCAACGGTACGGCGGTCTCGTGGGGCACGGTCTCCGTGTCTCCCGCCGGATCGACCGGCCAACTCCAGTACAACAACGCGGGAGCCTTCGCCGGTGCCGCCTGGTCGACGGTCGCCACAAGCGGAAATCTGCTCAATATCACCGCACCCACACGCACCGACGTGCCGCTCACGATCACGCCGACCATCGGCACGGCCACGATCACGAACGTCGCGATCGCATCGAAGATTGCCACGATCACCACCTCGGCGGCTCACGATTTCGTCGCGGGCAGACTCGTTACGATCGCTGGCGCGACCCCAAGCGCGCTAAACGGTCGCTGGAACATCCTCAGCGTACCGACCTCGACCACGCTTACGGTCCTCACGAGCGCAGGAGACTCGGCCTCAGCCTCATCGGGGGGCACCGCGAATAGCACCACGCAGACCGGCTACCCGCTGGCCTTGATGGACTCGGGCAGCTTGACGGGCGTGAGGGTGCGGCCCTACTGCTCGGCGGCCACCACTTCTACTGGAGCCCTCAGCGACTACCACTTCGAGACCGTCTGTGACACCCCTAACGTCTCCGGCACGACGATCTATCGCGGGTGGATGAGTTACCAGCTCAGCAACACTGGCAATCAGGACGCGGCACGAATCGCGCTGAAGGCGAATAGCGCTCTAGCCTGCGCTATCGACTTTGGGATCTACGGCGGTGGTGGCGTCATCGACTTTTGGGCCGGTGGCGATCACGGCGGCAATGCAGCCTCGCAAGCCTTGACTATCGCGCGCAACACGATCACGGTGCGCAAATCGCTCGTGTTTACCGCGACGACGCAAGTCCTCCAGATCGGGTCGTCTAATGCTTTCGACTCCACGGCGCAGGTTTGCATCGCGAGCACGAGTGGACAAAAAGCGCTCGTGCTCCAGAGAAACGGATCGGCTGGCACCGATAGCCTGCTCTCGCTCCAAAACACCGATCAGGGATCGAGCAACATATTTGGGCGGATCGACGGAAGTTATCGCTGGCAGATCGGCTCAGGCACCATGTCGGGCGCGATGCTCGGCGTGCTGGCTGACGCCGCTGCAACGCCTGTCCTCAACGTGTGCGGCACTGCTAGCCAGACCGGCGCGCTCGTGACGCTGGCCGGCCAGTCGTCGACCACGGCCCGGCAGCCAATGGCCTACATAGACGCGGCATGGAGCGACGCGACGCACGCCTCACGCCTGGCTGACGTGGTGATCTCGACCACGGGATACAACGGCCTGCATGAGTCGATCCGGTTCCGCGACACGGGCGCGATCAGCCAGGTGGTCATTCCCATCGCAAACGTGCGAGATGCAGCCGACGACGCCGCCGCCGCGGCGCTCTCTCCCGCCGTGCCCGTGGGCGGGATTTACCGTACCGGGTCCGCACTCAAGATTCGGGTGTCCTGACGCAACAAGCGGGGATGACATGAGCCGCCAATCTGACTACATCACCGAGGCGCGAGCAGCAAACCGTCAGGTTTGGGACGGAATCAACGCTCTCAAGGCCTTGCAGCGCGAGTACAACGCGCTCGACTACGGTAACACGCTGCCCGATGGGTCAGGCGAGAACGACGGGATCACCAGGGCCGAGGTCGGAGCCGTCGTCTTTGACACGGCGAACGCGCTGGTGACCCTGCTCGACACGGGGCACGCCACGAACATGGCCAAGCTGCTCTAAGACACAGTTCTTTGTCATGTCATCACCCGTCGTATACACATTCAATGGGCCGATACCGTGGCCGAAGCCACCAACGGCCGATTCGCCGCTCCGTCAGGCGATCTCGTACACGCTCCGCACCGACACCGCGATTGTCGCCCTGGTTTCGACCCGGATCTACCCCAACTCCGTGCCGCAGACGGCCGCGCTCCCGGCGCTCACCTACCAGATCATCTCGATCTATCGCGGACACCATTTGACCGCCACCGACGGGGTCAATTCGGCCCGGGTGCGGTTCGTCGTCTGCACCAAAAACGTGATCGACGGAGAGGCGATCGCGGAGGCCGTGCGGCAGCGGTTCGACGGCTACCGCGGCACGCTGAGCACCTCGTCAGGCGGTAGCGTGGTCGTGATCGAAACGCTCGCGATGGACGAG